TGACCAGGCCGCGGCCGGCGACTGGGACCAGGACGCCATCGACGACTCCACCGACTGGACGCCCGAGCCCGACCAGCAGTAGCCCGCAACCCGCACGGGCCGACCCGCCCGCCCAAATCAGGCGGGTCGGCCCTCCCAGAAGGAGACCACACCCACATGACGATCAACCACCGTGCCGAGGCGCTGCGACTGGTCGAGGAGTCGCACAGCGTCCTCCGACCGAACGACGAGGGCCCCTGCGAAGCAGACCGCCTTCTCGCTGAAGCGCAGGTCCACGCCACACTCGCCCGCAACGAGGAACAGGCCGCCCGGGACGCCGACCTGCGGGAAGCGCTCCACTCCCTGCGCCGCCGCTTCAACGACACCCGCAACCTCGTCGCCGCGCACATCGCCGACGGACTCGCCAGCCGAGAGAAGGACCGCTGGAAGGCGGCCATCGACCTCACCAAGGCCCTCGACGAGGCCCACTGCAACGTGGACGACCTCGTCGACGCCCGCCTCACCGCCGACGGCTGGGACCCGCGCTCCGCGTACAAGGCCCCCGCGTCTGCGGTTCGCCGCGACGACCCGTGGGCGGCCACCCCCGATATCACCGCCGACATCCCGGAGCCTGTCCGCCGGGTGCTCGCTGAGTACCTGGCCGCCGCGCTCCTCAGCAAAGGGGACGCCCAAGGCGTGGGCCAGACCATCACCTTCGCCCTGAAGCACGTAGGCGCCGACCTCACGCCGGACATCGAGAAGCGGATCACCGAACTCACCCTCGGCCCCGACCCGTCCGACCCGCCGTTCTAGCCCGCACACGCGAACGGCCGGCCCGCGGGCAATGCGGGCCGGCCCCTCACCCAAGGAGACCACACGCTATGACCAATGCCGTCCCGAAGACGCCGGCCGCGTTCGTGGAGCGCATGCTCCGCGACGGCATCCGAGCCGATCAGCTCGCCACCGAGCACGTCAACGACCGCGACCTTCGCGAACCCAACATCAACACCGCGGTCGCCGCCTACATCGCCGCGAACGCCATCCACACCCTCGCCCGACACGACCAAGCCGCCGCCGACCTCCTCGCCGACAACCTGCACCGCGTCATCGCCGCCGGCGACCTCACCGGGCCGCTCCGCCGGGCCGCGACCGCACTCGAATACGACGCCGACCAGTGGGTCGCCGACTTCAAGGAGCAGCTCGCCCGACGCCAGCCCATGCCGCCCGCCGGGGCCGCGACCACCCACGCCGCGCTCACCACGCTCACCGAACGCTGGGAGCAGATGGCCGGCCCGGTCCCGGACCCGAGCAGGGGCCTGTTCGTCGACGAGGTCACGCCCGCCGACTCCGCCCGCATCGAGCGCGCCCACACATACCGCACCGCCGCCCGCGACCTCCGCGACGTCCTCCGCACCGGCCAGATCCCGCACGACCTCATGACCGACGCCGAGCTCGAGCAGCACGGCACACCCGAGGAGGCAGCGTCATGACCCACATCCAGCCCGCGTTCGACGGCACCGAGCTCACCGCCCCGGCCCCGGCCAAGACGCGCCGAATAGTCGACGACTTCGAAGCCTGGGTCGACGAAGTGTGGCCCTACTACGTGGCCGCCGCTGATCTCGGCCTGCCGTTCACGATCGACGAAGTCAGCAGCAAGCACCGTCTGCCCGACCCGCCCTCGCCGAAAGCGCAATGGGGCGCCCTGCCGGTGCGACTGCAGAACGCGGGCATCATCCGCCACCACTCCGGCGGCACCTCCGCCCGTGCCGGCCACTCCATGGTCCACGTCTGGATCGGCGTCCCCGCAGCGCACCGCGAAGCCACCGCCCGACGGCGCCGCGAGGCACGCACCGCACAGCGCGCCGCCCGCGCCGAACAGCGGAGGGCCGCCGCGTGAGGAACCTCATCTGGATCCCCGTCGCCTGGATCGCCGCCGGCGGCGTGATGGCCCTGCGCACCGCCTGGCGCCACCGCCGCCACCTCCCCGCCGCGGCCGACAACCTGCCGCCCACCGACATCGGCGCCTTCATCACCTGCCGCCGCATCGCCGCACTGCCCACCGCACACCGAGAGGAGATCAACCCGTGAGCCGCCGCACCGGTGAGCCCCCTCACCACAACAACTTGACCTGCTACACCGACTACGGCTGCCGACTCCCGGCGTGCGTCGAGCGCCGCCGCCAATGGCAGCGCGACCACCGCCGCAAGGAGCGCGAAGGCCAGGCCAAACTGGTCGACGCCCAGCCCGTCCGCCAGCACATCATCCGCCTCAACTCCGCAGGCATCAGCACCTACCGCATCGCCCTCGTGGCCGGCGTCGACGACATGACCGTCCGCGCCTTCCTCCCCTCCAGCACCGGACGCCGCACCAAGAAGCACCGCACCACCCCCGACATCGCCCGCAAGATCCTCGCCGTCACCATCGACACTGCCACCTCCGGCTACGTCGACGGCACCGGCACCCGCCGGCGCATCCAAGCCCTCGCCGCCGCCGGCTGGCCGCTGCGCCGCATGGCCAAGCACCTCGAGCTCAACACCACCTACGTCGGCGATCTCATCCGCCGCAGCGACCGACCCCTCTTCGCCTCCACCGCAGAGAAGGTCGCCCGCGCCTACGAGCAGCTGAAGGACCAGAAGCCGACCAGGCACGGCATCGAGGCTCGCCTCGTCAAGCACACCCGAGAGCGGGCCAAGGCCAAGCGCTGGCCTACACCCGATTACTGGGACCAGCACCCCGGCGCCATCGACGACCCCGACTTCGAGCCCCTGTACGGCGTGACGAAGCGGGAGATCGTCGCCCAGGACGCGCACTTCGTCATGACCACCACCGGCCTCGACCGGCAGGCCACCGCCGAGCGCCTCGGCGTCCACAAGAGCTACCTCGACCACGCCTTCCGCGACCACCCCCAGTACGCCGTGGAAGTGGCCGCATGAGCGCCGACCGCTTCGCATGGATGGCCGACGCGCTCTGCGCCCAAGCCGACCCCGACACGTGGATCGAAGGGCTCGCCGGCGGCGGCAGCCAGACAGCGAAACGCATCTGCGCCGACTGCCCCGTCCGGGCCTCCTGCACCGCACACGCCACCCGCCTCGAGGACTTCGACGCCACCGAGCTCCGCGGCGTGTGGGGCGGGCGCACACAGAACCAGCGGCGGCAGACCGCGGCCTGACCGCACGACAAAGGCCCCGCCATCTGGCGGGGCCCGGAGGAGAGGAGGGAGCGGGATGTCAGGACGAGTCGCGAGCGCGCCCCTTGGCGACGTCAAGCGCTTCCCGCAGGACGCGCGCCTTGTGCTTCGCATCGGGGCTGTCGAGCGCTTCCAGGTCCTCCACGTATCCGCGCAGCTCTTTGAGGGTTGCGTACTCCTCGTAGCTGACGATCACGGCCGCTTCCTTGCCGCGGTTGATGAGGACCGTCGGCTCGCCGGCGTAGCGGGCGCGCGAGATGACCTCGCCGAGGACGTTGCGCGCTTCGGCGATCTTCGCGCGGTGTTCGGTGCGGGTCGCGGTCATGGCATCAGCGTAGCGGATTTGTCACTCTGCACAACACAGCAACTTAGCGTTCTTAGCTATGATGGCTACGAACGGGGCGGCAGTGACAAGCCGCCCTAGAGGCCCTGGTTCCGCGCGCCCAGATGCCAATTCATCCAGAGGAAAGAAGTCCCATGGCCGAGAAGGACAAGCGCACCTACGTCAAGGTGCACGACGGTCTGCCGGACCACCCGAAGATCATCGAAGCGGGCGGGGAGGCTGGCTGGCTGTACATCTGCGGACTCGCCTACGCCTCGAGGCAGCTCACCGACGGCGTGATTTCCAAGCGCCTTGTCCGTCGGCTCACCGACGGAAGCAACCCCGAAGCAAATGCTTCGGCACTGGTTCGCGTCGGCTTGTGGCACGACGGCGAACATGACTGCCCCAAGTGCCCCCAAGCTGGCGCCGACAGCTACGTCATCCACGACTACCTCGACCACCAGCGCTCCGCCTCCGAGGTCGCCGACCTCCGAGCAAAGCGAGCAGCCGCAGGTCAGAGGGGCGGCAAGCGGTCCGGAGAGTCCCGCCGAGCGGCCTCCACCGCCGAAGCAAACGACGAAGCAAGTGCTTCGGATTTGGTGAAGCAACCGGGAAGCAAAACCGAACCAGAGACAGAGACAGAGACAGAAGAAGAACAAAAGACTTCTCGAACTTCTGCGAAGTCCTCAGACGATGCTCCGCGCGATGACGTCGAGCAGGTCTGCAAGCACCTTGCCGCCGTCATCGAGGGCGGCGGCGACAAGCGCCCCCGCATCACAGCCAAGTGGCGAACCGACATGCGGCGCCTGTTCGACGTCGACGGCATCACCCCCGAGCAGGCGATCGCTGCCATCGACTGGGCCCACGGCAACGACTTCTGGCAGGCCCACATCCTCAGCCCGGCCAAGCTCCGCGACAAGTACACGACCCTGCGCCGTCAGGCCGCCGCCGAGCGCGGCAAGCGCACGCCGCAGGGTCCACGGACGGCCCCTCACGACACCGGCTCCATGACTGAAGAGGAGAAGAAGAATGTCCTCCGCATCGCCTGACGATCTCAGCCCCCGCGAGTCGTTCCTCCTAGAGCGCACCTCGGTCGCGCTCAACCGGTTCGACGACGAGACCCCGGAGATCTACCGCCGCCCGATCGACCTGCCCGCCCAGGTGCAGGACTGGATCGCCGGCTGGGGCGGCCGGTCCCTGTTCCTCACCGGCGCGATCGGTGTCGGAAAGACACACACGGCGTGGAAGACGTGCCGCCGCTGGTTGGAGGCTCAGTACGGGCCGGGGCAGCCGTGGCAGGGCTCGCCGGTCATCAAGACGTACCGTTCGACGGCCCTGTTCGATGCGCTTCGCCCGGACGCCCCCGAGGGGGAGGGGCGGACCCTGTCGAAGCAGTTGCAGAAGGTCGACCTGCTGTTCATCGACGACCTGGCTGCGGCGCGCCCGTCGACGTGGACGCAGGAGCGGTTGTTCGAGATCTTCGACGAGCGGTACATCCGCCGCCGCCCCGTGATCATCACGTGCGATGTGCTGCCGAGCCAGTTGTCCGAGGTGACCGGGCCGCGGGTTGCCTCCCGGCTGGCGGAGATGTGTGGCAACAGCATCGTCCTCCTCGAGGGAGACGACCGCCGCAAGGGGGCGGCGGCATGACTCGGGGAGCGGGCCGCAGCCGCGGCTACCGCGCGCAGGAGTCCGAACTTCGGCCCGGGAAGGTCGTCGTCCCGTTCGGCGAGAAGACGACGATCTGCCCGGCCTGCCGCCAGCACAAGCATCACGCCTGCTGGGCGCACACCGCGGCCCTCGGTATCGGAGGGGAAGCCGGTTGCCCCTGCGGCTGCCACGTCCCCCTGGACGAGCCGCTGCTGACCGACGAGGCCATCGACGACATGGCCGCCCACGGCACCCTCGCCGACCACGTCAAGGCCCAGAAGGCGTGGGCCATGGGCTCCGGCCCCATCCACTTCGACGAGCCCTGCCGCCGTTGCGTCGCCATCAAGGGCGCCCGCACCGGCCAGCAGACCGAACTTCCCCTGGAGAACGAGTGAGCACCGACATCGACGTGTGGGGCCCGGACGAGGCCGCCGCGCTCAACCCGACCGGCAACGTGGAGGCCGAGCGGATCCTCGCCGCCACCGCCATGGCCGACCCCGCCTGCGTCGACGACATGGCCAGCAAGGGCTTCGACCCGGCAGACATCGGCGACGAGCGGTACCGGATGATCTGGTTCGCCGTCGAAGACCTCGCTTCAACCCTCCAGGCGTCGGCGATCCGCTGGCAGGCCGTCGCCCGCAAACTCCAGGTGTGGCATGCCGAAGGGCGCATGACCGTCCGGCCGTTCACCGAGAACGAACTCGGCGACCTGTACATGGCCGCCAACCCGGGCGCCGCCACGTACTGGGCGAACGAGGTCACACGCGGTGCGATCGCCGCCCGCGGCCGGGCGTTGAGCGCCAACATGCACGTCCGGTTCAGCAACCCGGCGTTCGACCCTGACGCGGATCTGGCCGCGATCCAGACGGAGATCGACAACCTGGCCAAGCCGGTCGGCCAGTCGAAGATGGTGGATCTCGGTGCGCTGCTGCCCGACGTGATCGAGCAGGCGACGACGAAGCCGTCCATCGAGGACCGGGTACCGACAGGTTTCATCGACCTAGACGCCACACTGTCCGGCGGTTGGGCCCCGGGCCAGTTGGTCGTCGTCGCCGCCCGGCCGGCGATGGGCAAGACGACGCTGGCCGCCGGCTTTGCCCGCGCCGCGGCGCTGAAGCACGGCATCCCCACGGCGATCTGGTCGCTCGAGATGAGCAACGCCGAACTCGCCACGACGATCCTGTGCGGCGAGGTGAAGATCGCCCTGCACCACGTGAAGCAGGGCATCGTCGACAACACGGTTGTGGCCCGTGCCGCGGCGAGGCTGCCGGAGATGGCCGCAGCTCCGCTGAAGATCGACGACAACGCCTACCTGACCCTGCCCGGCTTGCGGGCCGCCATCCGAAACCTTGTCCGCGTCTGCGGCCTCAAGGTTGCCATCGTTGACTACCTGCAGCTGATGCAGGCGCCGCCGGCCGAGTCACGGCAGGTCGCCGTGTCGATGATCTCCCGCGCCCTGAAGGTGATGGCGAAGGAGTTCGGGATCACGATCATCGTGCTCGCCCAGCTCAACCGCGGGCCCGAGCAACGCCAGGACAAGGTGCCGATGGTGTCGGACCTGCGCGAGTCCGGCGCGATCGAGCAGGACGCCGACATCGTGATCCTGCTGCACCGCCCCGACGTGTACGAGCGGGAGAGCCCTCGAGCCGGTGAGGCCGACGTGATCGTCGGCAAACACAGGGGCGGTCCGATGGGCACCGTCACCGTCGCATTCCAGGGGCATTATGCCCGATTCGTGGATATGGCGGAGAGCTGACATGACCGAGCCCACCGTCGAAGACATCGCAGCCATGCGCGAGCAGGGCGACCTGAAGGACTACCTGCTGTCCCTCGTCGCCGCCGCGCCCGAACCCGCCAAGCCGAAGCCGGTCCTGACCGCCGTTCCGGACCCCAGCTACCGGATCGCCCACACCGGCGGCTGGCCGCTCGGCACCGCCGCATCGGGCCCGACCCCGCCGCCCGACGCGTGCACCTGCGCCCGCTGCGGCGGCAACCCCAACAGCCACACCACCCACCGAAAGGACGCCGCCTGATGGCCAGCCCGACCAAGAAGCTGCCCCGCACGGCCACGCACCGGCCGGCCACCCGGCGCCGCCGCTTCCGCCACGACGACCTGGTCGCAGTCGACCTGTTCTCCGGCTTCGGGGGCCTGACACGCGGCATCGAGATGGCCGGGTTCACCACGATCATGGCCGCCAACCACAACAGCTACAAGGTCGAGGTCCACGAGGCGAACCACCCCAACGCGGAACACTGGATCGCCGACCTGGTCGACCCCGAGGCCGCCGACTACCACTCCGCCCGCGACCTCCCCGCCGCTGACCTTCTGGTCGCGGGAGTGAGCTGCGTGAACCACAGCCAGGCGAACACGGTGAAGGCCTACGAGCAGGGCATGACGCTGTTCGAGCTGGAGGACCCCGAGTTCGAGGCGCGGGTCACGAAGTCGGAGCGGGACCGGGCCACCGCGAACTGTGTCCTGCACTACGCCGCCCAGCACCACCCGCGGCTGATCCTGATCGAGTGCACCACGGGGTTGCAGTCGTGGGGGCCGGCTCTGCCGAACCATCCGAAGATCGGGGACGGCTCCACGTACCGGTGGTGGCTGAACCAGTTTGACCTGATCAACTACAACCACAAAGTGCTGTACCTCAACAGCCAGTTCTTCGGGGTGCCGCAGTCACGGGACCGGTTGTACATCGCGTTCTGGGACAAGTCCCTGCCCGAGCCGGACCTGGAGCACCGGCCGGTGTCGCGCTGCCACGGCTGCGACATGGACGTGGAGGCGGTGTGGACGTGGAAGACCGGGATTCCGCTGTCTGGGTCGGTGAGCTACGGCAAGCAGTACGACTACCGGTGCCCGCGCTGCCGCCGCGAGGTGGTGCCGCCGATGACGCCGTCGCTGGCCGCGCTGGACCTGAGTGATCTCGGGGTGCGTATCGGTGACAAGCCGGTGAAGACCTTCAAGGACGGTTTCGTCGGTCCGCTGGCGCGGTCGTCGATGGCGCGTGCGGAGCGCTGCCGTCAGCGGTTCGCGGACTTCCCCGCGATATTGATGCCGGCGAAGGGGGTGCACGGGTCGGAGCGGCTTCTGCTCCAGCCGATGGCGACGCAGACCAGCCAGCAGGAGACGGCGGTCCTTTCGACGGGCCCGGTCGTCGAGCAACTGTGGCCCCAAGCCGCGGGGCAGGCGATGGCGCCGGCTGCGCTGGCGGTGGCCAACTACCAGGGCGCGCCGCGCGGTGCGAACGAGCCGCTGCCCACCCAGGTGGGTTCGGAGACTCTCGCGGTGGTGTCGTCCGGTGTCCTCCCGTACCGGAAGCACACGGTGCCCACGCTGCATGGTGAGGCGATGCCGACGTTCACCTCGGAGCAGATCCCGGGCCTGCTGTCGGCAGCGGGAACTGTGGGCCACGGTGTGGACGCGTCGCAGTTGGCGGCGCTGTGGCGGCACACGCTGGCGGAGCTTCCGCTGGAGGACTGCTACTACCGCATGATGCGGGACTACGAGATCGGCCGGGGCTGCGGCTTCGATGTCGATTTCGGCGAGTACCGCGGCACGTTCATCGTGTGGGGTTCCGCCCGCAACCAGGTCGACGGCTTCGGGAATGCCGTCTCCCCCCAGGTCGGTGCCTGGATCGGGGCCCGTCTGCGGGCCGTTCTGCACAGCCCCCAGGACCGCACGCCGACTGCGGACCTCGAGACGGCTGCCTGATGCCCCGCCGGAAGTGCAAGGGCGGGTGTGGCCGGTGGCTCACCGACCCCGAAGCGATAACCCGCGGCTACGGCCGGATCTGCGCCGAACGCCACGGCATCCCCATCGACCGGCCCGCGCCCCGCACCATCCGCCGCCGGCCAACAGCCCGCACCACCGACGCACCAGCCGAGCAGATCCCCGGCCAAGTCGAACTACCCCTCACCCCCTTCCAACCCACCCTGGAGAGCCTCTGATGACCACCTACCGCATCGAGTTCGGCATGGTCCGCAAGACCTACCCCGTGCCGCCAATCACGCTCAAGCGCACCGACCCGACCGAGTTCTGCCGCGCCGTCGCCGTCCACGCGATCCCCTACCTGAAGCCGGTCCTCGCCGAGATGGGCCGCCCAGAACTCGCGCACTGCTTCTTCCGCCACGACCGCGACCTGAAGGTCGGAGCCTTCATGTGGGTGAACCTCGCCGGGGACCAGAACGCCCAGTTCTGCACTGCACGGCTCACACCGACCGACCTGGACCCCGACATCTGCGGCGACGCCAACGACGACGAGGTCTGCGAACTGGAGCCCGGCCACGACGGCGACCACCTCAACGGCCACGCCACCATCGGCTGGCCCAACCGCTTCACGCAGCCCGCCGCGCGTTGACGCCCGCCTGACCACCCACACGAGGAGACACCGTGAGCACCGACCTGCAGCCTCTCGCCCCGCTCGCCCGCACCATCGCCGAAACCGTCCGCGATACCCCGGTCCGTCTCGGCACCCCGGAAGGCGCCGCCGACCTCGTCGCCCAGCTGACTGTGAAGGTCGCCGCCTACATGGGCCGTGAGCTCGGGTCCGACGCGAAGATCCTCGGCGAGATCCAGGCCGAGCGGGAGCAGCAGGACGCCAAATGGGGCGAGCAGAACCACCCCGACGGCACCGGCCTCCCGTTCTCGCGTGCCCTCGCCGACAACGCCCGCGCCAACTGCCAGGCCGCCGCGGATGCGGGCGAGGTGACGTGGCGACTGATCTCCGACGAGGAGCACGCGGAGGCGATGGCCGAGTCGGATCCGCTGAAGCTGCGCGCCGAACTGATCCAGGACGCGGCGGTGAAGGTCGCTTGGATCGCCGCGATCGACCGCCGCCTCGCCAAGCCCGCCGCCGCCCCTGCCCCGTGACCGCAGACGGCCCGGGGCGCTCGAACCGCCCCGGGCCTGGAACCCACCGTACCCAGCCCCGGAGGAACCCGATGACCGACGACCACATCCAGCACACCTGGCACATGGAGAACGCCGACGGCGGCGAGATCAGCATCGACCTGTGGACCGACGGCGAGAACGTCCGCGTCGACGGCGGACCGGACGACGGCCACGACGACGACCGCGGCCAGACGGCCGTCGACCAGCTCCTCGCGAAGTACACCGCGGCCGGCTACCAGCTCGTGCGCGACTACCCCGTCAACGACCCGGCCCCGCTCGACGACGAAGCGCCGGACGCCGAGCCCGACGGCAAGCCCGAGCAGTGCCCCGAGTGCACGAGCCCCGTCGAGTACGAGCCGAACTACTGCAGCGACTTCCGCGAAGGCCCGGCCTGGCTGTGCACCGGCTGCCGCTGGGGCCAGTACCTCGTCGCCTGACCACCCACCCGGCCGGCCGTCTCGTGCGGCCGGCCCCACCCCTGGAGGACCTGACCATGGCCGACTTCACCACCGAGAGCGTCACCCGCACCGTCCGCCGCTGGATCGTCCCCGCGGCCGAACCGTGGGGCGCGCCCGCCGAGGAGATCTCCAAGGCGTGGGCGGTCGCCGAGCTGGCGTACCGCGAGCACCACGGCATCCCGAAGGACCAGCCGCTGTACGGCGACGCGCTCCGGTTCCACGTGCGGGACGCCGAAGTCGTCATCGAGTTCACGACCGAGGAGCCGTCGTGACCGGGCCGTCGTCGGCACCCCGCGGCGAGCACACACCCAAGCCCGGCGTCTTGTGGACGACCACCGTCGGATGGTCCGGCGAGGAGGTCGTCGACGACGACGCGGAGCCGCCCCGACCGAACCGGGCCACACGGCGGGCGGCGAAGCGGCAGCGACCGCGTAAGGCGGAAGAGGCCCGAGAAGGCCCCTCAGTGCCCGTCTCCCGCACGAACTCCCCGCAGCGGACCCGTTCCCGCTCCGAGCCGCAGACGGGCACTGAGGGGC